ATTCTAGCTCTTAGTGCTGATTGTGCTGTTGTTACATCATTTGCAACTACATATGCTTGTACTGGTTGTTGTTGTTGCCCTGCTATAGCCTCTGTTAATTGATTAATTGGTGATGCACCTACTACATTAAAATTAGGAGGCTGTATTTGTGGAGCAGGTGCTGAACCTGATGCTCCTGTAACACCCCCTACACTAAGTACAGGTATATTTGTTTGTCTTATAGCTTTTATTTGTTGAAAACCTGTAGCTATCACTGTAGCAACTCCTGCTATCTTAGCACCTAATGTAGGAGCAGTTTTTAAAACATCTGCTGCACCAACATATGTAGATATAATAGCTTGTGCAATACCTAGTGCTTTAGCTGCATTAGATCCTTCTGTTAATATACCTATTCCTAAAGCTGTAAATTTCAGTAGTGTATCTGCTTTAAACTTTTCTTTTTCTTCTACTAATTCTACTTCATCTTTACTAGATGCTATCCTAATATCTTGTTCTGATAATATTCTTGCAGTTTCAAGTTCAAATGTGTCTTTACCATACTTTTTTGCAAGTTCTATAAGTGCATCATATCTTTCATTACTTTTTTTAACTGCTAATTCTGTTTTTAATTCTTCTGTAATTGCAAGAGCTTCTAATTCTCTTTCTTCAAAAGATTTAAGTGCATCTTCTTGTGCTTGTATCTCTGCTTCATATGCTGCTTTTGCTGCTTCACTTGCAGCTTTCTCCTCATTTCTAAATGCAATAATCTGAGATGTTACTTCTTTTTGTTTTGTAAGCTGTGCTGTTTTTAAATTGATAAGATTAGATTCAAGTTGTGCTTCAAGTTCTAAATCTTCTTTTTTAGCAGCACCAAAACTGTTTTCTAGCCTTTGATTATCTAACCTGATTTGTGCTAATCTAATTTCTTTGTTAGTTATATCATCTTCTACTTTACTTGCTTCTAAAAGAAAATCAATTCTCTCTTGTACAGAAAAGTTTTCAATATCAATAGCTTTTTCTAATAAGTCAGCTCTATCTCTATCAGCTTTAGATCTCTCAACTATTAACTCTCTTTCTATTTTATCTGCTCTAGCTCTTGCATCTGCTAAATCACCTGCAGATTTAATTTCTTTTCTAGTTTCTTCTCCAAAGTTTTTAACACCATTTATTGTCTCACCTATTGATACCTTTAAATCATCAAAAGCCTCTTTAGCACTTACAAGATTGCCAGTAAAAAAGTTAGCCATTAATTTACCAACATTTAAAATAGATTTACCTAAATCTTCTAGAATATCCAAAACATTACCAGTTACTACACCCAATCTGAGCATAAGTTTGTTAAATCTGTTTTGTCCTTCTTCTGAATTTGTAAATGCTGCTGTAACTGCACCTATTGCTAATGAAAATGCACCTATACCTGTAGCTATTAATGCTCCTTTTAAGGTTTTTAATGCTCTAACTGTAGTTTTAAGAACATTTTGTACATCTCTAAACCTTGTAATAAGACCACCTGTTAGTTTATCACCAGTCTCATTAACTGCATCCATGTCAGTTTGAGTTTGCTGCAAACCATCATTGACTTTTTCAATTTCTTGAACTGCCTCTTTATTGTCTACTTCAAACTTTATTTTATATTGTCTTTCAGTCATTAGTCTTGTTTATCAAATTTTGCTAGTTTTTTAGCTAGTTTTAAGCCTTGTTTCCAATTATCAGGTAAATAATGTGATCCTTGAGCAAATCTAATGCTCTCAGTTTCTCCATTTACTACCTGTAACAGTTCTATAATATTCTTTAGCATATATTTATATAATACTTAATTGATTAGAATTTAATTTTTTTTGATATTCTTTATAATCATCTGATCCATTCCATGCATTCTCTCTCCACCATGATGTTACTATGTATTTTGTACCTTCTTTTACATCTTCACCTGAGTGTAATTTATATTCATCAGGTTTACCCATATGTAAATTGTGCCAAACTACAGCTTTGTACTTTTTTGGTTGTATTTCTTTATTAAGGTGTCTAAAGTTTGTAGTACCACCTGTAAAATCATCATTTAAATAAAGCATAAAAGTATAAGTTCTGTTTCCTGATGCTAAACAATTCATGTCATAGTGTTCTCCTATAAAGTAATCAGGATGCTCTCTAAAGTATTGACCTTTTTCATATCTCTGACCTTGCAATACTTCTCCTTTATTAAAAGGCACACCTAAATATTTAGCAATTCTTTGATGGATTCTTTTAACACATGGATTTTTACTGTCTAATGTTGCTGAGTAAGATGTTCTAGCATTATCTAGTTTGCTATATTGATTCTTAGATCCTGCTACAGTTGATTTATGTGCAAACTTATCTATCAAGTACATTAAGTGATCTGCTTCTGCTTTGTCTATAAAATTTTCTACTTCTTTAATCATTCTTTTTATTTTATTGTGTTTGACAATTATTAGTATATGGACCTTGTAAGTTTGTGCCTGACCAATAATAATAGTTACCTGAAGGTTGGTCTGCAAAATACCTAGCAACAGACAATGTAGTACTACAAGATGAATTTGTATAAATAACACTTGCTTGTTCTATAGTATTTGCATCCATATAAACAGTTCTAGGTGTGGTTTGTAAACACAAATCAGGAGCATTTGATGCATAAAACAAACTCTGACTTCCACATATTGGAGTAGGTGGAGGTGTAGGAGGAGGAGTAGGTGGTGTAGGTGCATTTTCATTACACTCTATACAGTTTTCTCCTGATGTTGTTGCTGATGAAAATATTGTAAAGTTTGTTATGTCTTGTGGATTTACTGCATTTTCTAAATTAGTAACCCATCTATAACATGCATACCCTGTTGGTCCTCCACTTTGTAATACCCACCATGATGATATTTGCAGTGTTTGACTTACAACATATAAAATTTGACCTGCAGGATCATCACAAGTAATAAACTGAGCATAATATGGACCTTGTGGTGTAGGAGGTGGTGGTGGAGGTGGTGATGTAGGACAACTTGTAAGTGTTGTTGTACTAATTACTCCTGCATTAATTCCTGATGTTGTTAATCCTACAACTTCATAAATAGTAGATAATACATCTACAAAATCTCCTGTATTTACTGTAATTTGTGTGTTATCTTGTTGTGATCTCCAACCAGTTGTACCATCATCACATTTTTGTAATGCATAGTAGTTAATTACTGGTGGTGGAGTTGGACATCCAGTAGAACCTGTATCTGTCACAGTACCTACATTAGCAGTTGAGTTTGTAGTTCCAACAACTATATAAAAGACACCATTAGCATCTTGCACTCTTGTGCCATTAGGATCATTTTCAACTAAATTTGGCAGCTCTACAGTTGTGTTACCACTTCTATATCCACTTTGCAATGTACCACATTGTTTTAATGCCCAATATAATGGACAAGCTGTTAGTGTAGATTTTGTTACACTTCCAATTGATGTACCTGATTGACTAGTTCCTGTTACTTCATATATTTGACTTGGTGTAGCAGTTTCAAAAACAAAGTCTCCTACAGCTAAAGTACTTAATTGGTCTGTTGTTTGAGCTGATATATAACCTGTATTATTTGTAGAACATTGTCTAAGCTCCCAATAATATGGTGCTGTAGGTGGAGTGGTTGTTGGACACCCTGTTGCATTTAAACTAACTACTGATATAACACCACCAGTATATTGACTTGGATCTGCAGTTTGTCCATACACAATATAAACAATACCATCAGGTCCTTGTACTCTAGAACCATTTACAGGATCTTCTGTCATGCCTGTTAATTCAGCAGTAGTCTGTTCTGAAACAAAACCACCTTGAGCTGTAGTACATTTATATAATAACCAATAAAATGTAGTAGGTGTTACTGGTGCAGATGGACAGCCATTACTACCTAGATCTACTAATGCTCCTACAATTGCATTTGTATTAGTAGTAGTACCTATAACTGTATATATAAATCCATTTTCATCTTGTACTCTAGAACCAGTTTCACCATTAGGATCAATATCTAAATCAATTTGGTCTGTAGTCTCAGGTGATATATATCCTGTCTGATTATTCTCACATAGTTTTAATAAGTATCTTTCAGGATCAGGTGTTGAGCCACCACATGTACAAGTTGATAAGGCTCCTATATTAATGCTTCCAGTTGTGTTACTTGTTGATGCTACATAATAACATGTACCACTGTATGTTCTTTCAGTTCCTGCTAAATTAGATAAATTAGAAAACCCATAATGTTGAACTGAGCTTGTGTTAGAACAGTCATTTAATGTATAGTAATAAACAGGACAAGTACAAGTAGATAGACTACTCACATCTATAGTTCCAGTATTAGTTGATGATGCTATATTATAACATGTGTTATTGTATGTTCTACTTCCTGATAATCCTGATGTAGCACTAAAACCATATAAAACTGTACCAGTTCCATCACATTTTGTCAGACTATAATAATAAGTGGTAGGACCTGATGTACAATTATAAGCTGTTGGACTTACTGCTGTAACACTTTTTGCTGTTATTGAACCTCCTGTTGATGTAGTAGTAGATGTTGTTGTGCTACTATTTATCACTACATATTCTACACTAGATCCATCTTCTACTTTTTGTGTTATTGCTAAAGTTGGATTTCCTACTTCTGTATCTGTTCTAAATGCATCATTATTATCAGAACATCTTTTTAACCTATAGTATAATGTTGGAGGTGTAGTTGTTTGTGGACATCCTGAAAAACCTGTATCAGTAACTGTTTTTGATGTATATGTCCCTGCTCCCACATTACCTTTTACTATGTAGTAATTACCACTTCCATCAACTACTCTTTTATCATCTGCTAAATTTAAAGTAGATAATGGTGATGATGATTCATAAAATGTACCTAGATTGGCACAATCTTCAAAGTAAAGAACATTTGTTAGTGGTGTAGTTGGTGGTTGAGTTGTTTCTCCTCCTCCTGTATCAGTTGGTGTAGTTGGTGCAATGTCTACAGTTTCATTTAACAACTCTAATTGACTACTTCCTGTTAATAGGTTTGTAGTAATGCTGTTTATTTTATAAGATTCCCCACTAATCTTTACAATATCTGCAAGAGTATAGTTTAAAATAAACCTTTTTGGTAATCTAGCAGTAA